ATCGTTATACTGACGCTTCTTGCTACTCTTGTATGTCAAGTACCAAGTCGCTTCTTTCAAACGCCCCTTCTCTAACATCTCTAGAATCATAGTGTAGTCTGAAAGTTCTATCTCAGGCATTCCGTTACGACCTACTTTTAACGCAGTCTCTGCCGCCTCAGCAATTTTAAACTTCTGTGTGGAAGAAATTTTATTGCTAAGAGAAATTCCTAACTCATCTAATGTAAAATCAGCAGCAGGCATCATATACTCAATTGCTGTTTTTCCAAATATCTCCTCGTAATAAGATTTTACCTCGCTATCAAAACGCATGGTTGTCATGGCACGAAGAGCAATGTTCTGTCCCATCTTAACTTTTAAACGCTCTAACGCTTGTTGTAGTGGCCACAATGCATTATTAGTAGCCTCAACTTCCATCTCAGCAACTCCGACTAACTTGTCCCCTTTTGGAGGAGAACCAGCCATTGTTGGTGTAATACCTGTAATCTGCAACAGCTTTTCTACATCATGTTGGTAGGCAAGAATCCATTCAGATAGTTGCTTACCAATACCACCCTCTAACTCTTCAAAAGACTTGTTAGTGTTAACCTTACCTCCAAGAAGAGATGATTTGTAGAAGAAGTTACCTGTGTGAGAATATACTTGAACGAGGTCAAATGGAGTGTACATTGAACCTGCGATACTATTAATGTTCAACGCTCCAATATCAATCGCAATACCCTTAGGAGCAGCCGCTAGTTTAGCCGCTTGTAATTTAAGGTGATTGATTTGTAGAGAATCGTAAATTGGGATAGCGGTTTCGGTAATTGATTTACCAGGAATTTTTTCAAAACGATACGAGATTTGAGGCTTTTGTTTGCTCACTCTCTTCATATTCTTTTGCTTACCACCCACTGTGATGTTTGCCCCTGGCATGAAGTAACCTTCATAAATAACATGGGCATCAACAATAACTGTTTTCTTCTTGTCAGTATTTACATATTCCCCAAACTTGTCTGAGTAGAATGTGTGAATACCATCACGATCTTTCTTTTTATAGAACTGAGTATCTTTTGAAATGTATTCAAACTCAAGAACGTCTACAAAAAAGTCATCGTAACGCATACGGTCTGTTAGAGTGTCACGTTGTGAGTACCAAGACCAACCATATCTGTCATTTGAGTAAGTTATATCAAATGCCCATTTGGCAATTCTATTAACTTGCTTTTCAGTATCTTCTTCACTCCAACCGTTTTGGATGAGCAAATCTCTAACTTGAGGAATGCTATATTTTTCAAAGTGACCTGCAAATGGAGTGTTGTCTCCTTGAGATTCATCTGTCCACGCACAAATAAATTTAGCCGCATCAATGTACTTCACCTTTGCCATTCCTGTGTGAGGGTCAGTATAATCCTTGCAAACCATAAAGCTAAAGTTGATTGCATCGTCTTTTAACTGACGTTCAATCTTACTCCAATCACTATTTGTAAAGCCTAACTCAATCAATTTCTCTAAAGTAATTTCTAAGTTTTGCTTAAATCCACCAAGACTTTCAAATACATCTAACTCACCAGAGTCTTGAGGAAGAAATTCTCCTTCACCAGCTTGAGGCATTCCAATCTCTTTCATCAACGGTTCCATCTTTGACTTAACGTAAAGAGTTGCCTTGTCTAAAGCCTTCTTATTTTTAATATCTGGATTAATGCAATCAACTTGAATACGTTGATTATCAGTACCTATTACAGAATGAATAACTCTTTTTAGTTCGGGAGCAATTGAGAAAATCTCAAAGTTCATGTTGGCATACCCCTTTCTACGAATACGTTGTGCTTGTGGATTGGGACTTGACGTACTTGATTTCTCTTCCCCACGTTGAATCCACATATCGATGTACTTCTGTTGGTTTTGTCTCCCTTCAGAATAGTTCCTGATCTCAAACAAACGAGCGATATCTTGTCTACCGAAATAAGTTTTGTTATTTTCGTAACGATAAAAAATAGCACGACCAATTTGTGACAACCAGTTGTTGTCTTTCTTTTTAGGATCAATATCATCCTTCGGCCACAAGATAGTATATTCGCTCATACTTTAATAATAATCAAATGTATCAAAAAGTTTTGAATCTATATTCATAGATTGCTCATTTAATTCTACAAATTTAGGGTAAACTGACTTACTTCCCAAAAGTGCGTAGCCTCCTGCCGCAAATAAATCGTATTTTGTCATTTCTTGTTTACCATCGATGTTAGCACACTCCTCTAAAATCTCAATGTGGTTTTCTCCTTCCACACCATTTTTTAGGTAATGTTCCCAACTATCAAAGATGTCTTGCTTTGCAGAATTGCTTGAACCGTCCGTAGTAATCCTACCCGGCAACGGCTTTCTGAATCCATTCTCATCCATGTCGTACAAGAGATACCCTCGTAATCCCCACTCTAAAAACTTCTCGTAGAGGATGGTAATATTCATCTCGGGGTATAGCATCGCTCCAAAGAACATACAAGCCTTTGCCATGTCATCGCAATACTCTTCTCTTCCAACATCTCTTTGTTTATAAGTGAGGACAAACTTATCTGACGCCCACATACCTCTTGGCTTAATGAGTAGTCCTGTGTCTCCATCAAGATGCTCATCCTTTTTGTAGTACATTGCACCTGCGTTGTAAGACTTCTTCTTACCACTCACCTCGTGAGATTCGTACTTGGCAGGGTCAGCTCCCATTACAAACTTGTTCATAACGGTCCAACCAGGCTTCCAAGATTCCAACTCCGAGTCCCACTCTTTTATGTTTCTCGCTCCTGCTGGAGGAAGGAAGGATATGTTAAACTTACCCTCGTCATCCTCAACTAATTTTACACGAGAGCATCTTCCGTTTTCCCACTCAAAGTTGTACCTACGAGTTTTATGTTTTTCAAAAGTAAGTTCTGTAATTCTTTTTCTTATCTTGAGGACAGGGAAAGAGGAGTCTTTTGATGCCGACATAAAGCATTCTTTCAGATTCATTGGGAAGTTTTGCATCTCCTCAATGAGTCCTGTTTGATCTCCGTTCATTTCGAATGCTCTTCTCTTGTTTTCAAGATATGTCTTCGCTCCCATCGAAACAAACTTACCATCCACATTCTTTGTTGGCTTCTCCGGATCTTCAACGATAGAGTTTCCAAACTCGTCAATGAAACCATCCAAGCCATCGTGTGCAGGAAAGAATAGAGTTAACAACCCTGTCATTGTCTGTCCGTTGTCGTTCCTTTCATTGAAACGAGAGCCAAGGATAAGTTTCTTCATCTGCTCACCACCACCCTTTTCCATCTCACCTAGTGTTGAAGTGAGGAGACCAATGCCATGAATGTACGGTCCCTGTGCGAGACACTTCATAACGACCCTCCATCTGTCAACAACATTGATGTTGATACCTGCTTTCGGATCTATCTTTCCAACCTCATCGTGGTGAATGAAGTGTAACTTTTCCATGTCATACGCTCTCTCTCCAGATGGTCGGTGGTTTATCCAACCCTCGTGTGGAGGGAGAGAAGTTGTCCCCACACCACCTGCTGTTCTATTTGCTGGAGCAGTAAATTGTATGGCTTCTTTTGGAACAGAAGATCCCTCAGTCATCAACTTGAAGAAGAAAGGCATTCTGCGGAGACGCTTTGCAATGTGATCCACAAAAACCTGAGTGGAGTGGTAATCCGACATACTTTGGATGCCGCCAAAACGCTGAATGCCCATCGTTGCGGTCACATACCAATTCATAAAACCTGCACGAGAGGTTGCTCCCTCTCTTCGGTGTTTCGGGTAGATAACTCCGTAAGTTGTTCTCTCGCCTGTGTCTATCGTATAATCGCCTTTTTCAACATAGCAGTCGGGATGTTTTTCTTTAAACTCATCAACGCTCTTCTGCATATTGAAGTAACGAACATAACTCTTTTTCTTCTCGAGATAAACTACCTTGAATTTGTAGTAAGCATCTCTAGTTGTGTAGGCATACATAACGGTTAAGAACCACCTTCTATCTCTGTCTCGGTACTCTGCTAAACCTTTTGTATTTCTTCCGTTACCAATTGGCCAATAGTTTAAGTATGTGTATTGACACCCAGGCATATATGTTGGAGTGCCGTTATTGAAGAAGAAGTAACCCTTGTAGTGTCTCTTGATCTGTCTCTTAATCCACTGTATTTCTTTTGAGTAATAAGAAACATCGTTGAATAACTCTTCGTCAATATCCTCTAACTTCACTACATCCTTTGGCTTCATCTGTTTCTTTCTGCGAATAACAGATTCGATTTCAGATAACTTCGAAGGCATCTCTTGATAAGTAAACTTCTGTTTTTCGGGAGGAAGTCCGTAACCCTCAACTTTTTTTATAGCCTCTTCGTAAGGTAAATTATAATACTCTTCAACTGAAGGAACTTTAATTTTTATTGGGTACAAGTCTTCGTCACCATCGTTTACAATAATGAACTCCTCTTGTGGTTTGTATTTATATTTTACTTCACGCATCTATATCTGGGAATACATCTCCATTTTGTTCAAACTCACGAATATACTCTTCGGGCCTAATACCCAAAGAGTCTAACAAAGTAAACTCAGTTAACTCATCCTCTAATTCTTTGCTTTTTTCCCCTTGTAAGAAATCAGTTTTTGAAGATGCAATTTGTGACATCGTCATGTTAATAATTTCTCTTCGAGTCTTTTCCGCTTGAACTATCTTGGCTTGAGCAACTTCATCTTCAGCCTCTAATTTAATCTCTAATTCGGTATAACGCAACAGGGCCTCTTCCGCAGACTTCCAAACCATATACTGCTCACCACCCATCAACATAAGGAAATAGATTGCCCTTCTGTTTACTCCCTTGATTTTCCAATTAAGCATATCCTTAATTACATCGTCATATGGAGGCTCAAGGTTTAAGCATTGTAACGCCCACACTTTCCTTCTCTTCAAGTCGGGAATACCCTGACCCGGAGATCCCAAGTCGTACATATAGATCAGGTATCGCATAACGATATCTGGGTCTAACTTCTTAGGTAAATCGTTTGCTGCAAATATTATAGAGAACTTAGATAAGTCTGAGAACTCAAAAAGCACAGGTGTGCCTAATGGTATCTTATGTATTGGGTATTTTAGTTTGTTAAACTCATTATGTTCAAACTTCATACGCTAGAATTTCATTGTGTCTGATTAAATAGTATTCTTCTTTTAACTTCTTATTCAAACCTGCTTCCAAAGGAATACCACAATTCTTTTTCCCTAAAATAATTGAACCTACTTCAGGAACGGCATCTTTTCCATACAGTATTTCATGTGATGGTGAAGAACCTCCAACCGCAACAACTTCCCACTCAAACTCCTTGTATTTTTCTTCAAAAGCTTCTGGAATTATCAATAGAGAACTTTTAGGTTTTTCGGGAACTTGTTTAATTAAACACCATCCGTCTTGAGGAATAAGTTTTCCGTCTCTAATTGTTAAATATATAAGATCAGGTCTAACTAATAAAACTTCCTGATCTCCAACATCAATAATACGTTTGTTTTTACCTTCGCTATATGCTCCAACAACCTCTCTAATCTCAACGTACTTAACGAACACCTCGTCTCCTTTTTTCCACTTGCCGTAGTCCTCAAAAACAATACAATCGGTGTTTGTCCAATAGTCAGCCTCTTCTGAAGCGGTTCTAATTACCATGTGAATTCTTGTGTCTCCAACATCAACACCATCGGCTAGATGCTCCTTGGATTTCATAACTACAGGCAAATAATTCAAATACTTCATTTTGAAAATATTAAGTGTGTTTTTTGTGCGTGAATTGATGTACTTTTGTACAGCATCGTTCTGATGCTTGATTTTTGTTATTGTGTTCTTTATTTGTGTGCAGAAAATGGGAGCAACGGTTCCCATTTTTTGTTAGTGATCTCGTACTTGTGTAAACGTAGGGAGCAACAATATTGCCTCTCTACCATTTTCTGTCTCATAGGCAGTATCAAATGACAGAATGTAACCACCGATTGGTTTTGGAGGTCTTCCCTTTTCAACGTGATATCCAAAGTCTCCTGCTCCGTATTCCTCTTTGTATGCCGCTGTTCTGATGTGGTGAACATACTTGTGCTTAATAAAGTAACCTCTCTTTGAGTGATGCTCCAAAGACTCTTGCCCATCAATGACGTGGTACAACTCGTGAACGTGTCCCATCCAAATGCAGTCTGCCCCAGCAATCATAACACCCATTCTGTTGTTTTGTATAGTTCCCTTTGTAACAGGTCCTCCCCCCCCTGTCCCATGGTAGTATTTCACGTTGAACGAAAATGTTGCGTGTTTCTTATGCTGAACGTGCAGCTTCCACCAACCTCCGTAACCACCAACATGAACACTTGTTTTATTCTTGTAGTTTAACAAGTCAACAAATCTTTGGAGAGGATCTGTCTCTGTGTTTTTAATAATTGCAGTCTCGTGGTTTCCGTATCCAATCCACAAAATATGTTCTGCGTAAGGTGACCACCAATCTACAGCATCCTCAATTACAACATCAAGATAGTTATGATGATTATGTTCTGGACGAATGTCTTTCTTGTTTCTACGAGGGTCCCACTTCCCTTGCATAAGACATAGGAAGTCCCCATTAATAACGATTTTTATTCCGTTCTTAACAGCGTCATCAAGATGGTTTTTTAACACATCTCTCTTACACTTAGGATTGTCCCAATGGATATCGGAAATCATCAGAAACTTGTCTGTTGTTGAACACTCTGTGACTAGAATGTTTTTGCCGTACTTAATAGTTTGCATTATTATAGAATTCGTTAGATTTTAATAGTGTGAAATACTCCACAAAAGATTTATATGGAGCGTCTATGATTAGAGGCTCTGTTGATCCTGTGATATATACTAAAGTTCTTGAACCTATTGATGCTGAACCATCGTTACGAAATTCTACATCGGCTTGAATAGCAGCCACTTTTGTTATGTCAAAAATGATAGGGACAAAGTCTGCGTAGAGTCCTTGTCCGGGGTTGCTTTCAATCTCTTCTTCGCTATTCCATACCACACAAGTGGTACTGCAAAGAACAGGAAGCGGTTTTTTTTCATCCTTTACTTCTTTATCGATTATGTTATTGTTTCGCAAATATCTAACATTCTTTTCACAAAATCCAAATAAAACTTCAACTATTTCAACATATTTTTTATCAACACAGATATAAACAGCCTCAATGTTTTCGTAGAAGTCTTGTTTTGAGCCAATTAACTCTC